TGAAACAAGTCCTACATCAGGAAATCCAATGCAAAATATTGGATTTATTGAAAAGGGAGATAAAAACAATACAGAAATGATAAAGTTCTTAGTTGATAGTGCTAAAGGCATTAGTACAATTAAGATTACAAAGGAGGTTAGTCCTATGACTGAAGCAACAGAAGCAGTAGTTGAAACTGCAGTTGAAGAAGTACAGGTCGCTCCAGAGGCACAGCCAGCAGAGGTAGTTGCAGAAGCACCAGCAGAAGTTGTTGCAGAAGTAACAGAAGCCCCAGCAGTCGTTGAAGAAGCACCAGTAGTTGAAGAAACTGCTATTGCTAAATCAGAAGACGGTAGTGCAAATTCTTCAGTTGAAAAAACAGAAGAGGGAGAAGTTGCTGCAACAGAAACTGTTATAGCAAAGTCTAATGAAGCAATTGTTGAGGCAGTTGCAGAAATTAAAAATTCTCTTACAAATGCCTTTGGCGATTTAGCAACAACCGTTAAGTCTCTTCATGAGCAGGTAGTTGCATTAAGTAAGTCTCTTGACAATGTATCAGGTGAGGTTAAAACCGTATCTGCTGAAGTAAACAATGTTAAGGGTTCTTTTAATGAGTTTGGCAAGCGTGTAGATCTTGTAGAACAAGACACCGCTTTCCGCAAGTCTGGCGATCTAGGCGAGATCGTACAGTTTGAGCCCTCAAAAGTTCAAAAATCCCTATGGGGCGGTCGTTTCCTCACATCAACCGACCTATTTAACTAAGTAATAAATCACTAGGAGGTGAAAAATAATGTCGGAACAAAACACAAATCTAGAAAAAAACTATCCAGGTTCAGGAGATGGCGCAGAGATTAACTCAGCGGGATCTTTAGTATCTGGTGGTGTAGGTAGTGCAACAGGTCTGAATGCTGCAGGATCATCTGTAGGTTCACAACTTGGTAACACTGCTACTGCAGGCTTCGGTGTAACAACTGGAGACAACGCAGTCAATCCAACGGGCAACGCAGGCGGTATTCTACGTCCTGAACAAGCACAACGTTTCATTGATTACGTCTGGGATGCAACTGTCCTCGCTAAAGATGGCCGTCGTGTCACCATGAGAGCAAACACCATGGAAATTGAAAAAGTCAACGTTGGAGAACGTGTACTTCGTGCAGCATCACAAGGCTCACCAAACTACACAAACACTGGCGCAAGATTTACAAAAGTTGAATTAACAACCAAAAAGATTCGTCTTGATTGGGAAGTAACAACTGAAGCACTTGAAGACAATATTGAAGGCGGAGCATTGGAAGATCGTCTAGTACGATTAATGACCAACGCATTCGGTAACGATATTGAAGATCTTGCTATTAACGGTGATGGAGCAACAGGAGACTTCTTGTCCATCATGTCTGGTTTCGTAAAGCAAACTCGTGGAACAGTAGGAAATGCTGCTCACGAATCTGCCGCAACAGTAGCAGACAACAACTTCACTACAACAGTAATGCAAAACTTGATGTTAGCAATGCCTCGTAAATACCGTGCACTTAAGAGCAATCTTAAGTTCTACGCAGGTACCGATGCATTTGCTGGTATTGTCCGTAACAACGGTACATTAGCAGATGCTATTTCAGCAGCGTTCTCTGATCGCACTGGTAGCACACAAGGAAATCGTCAAGATTACATGGATGGTGCTGCACAGACATTTGGTAATGCACGTACAACTCGTGTACTAGGTGTAGATGTACTAGAAGTTCCTTACTACCCAGCAGGTTATGTAGATCTTACATTCCCAGCAAACCGTGTATGGGGTTTCCAAAGAGACATCACTGTAAACCGTGAATACAAGCCAAAGAAAGACACAATTGAATACACAGTATTCGTACGATTTGGTCTTGCTTGGGAAGAACTAGATGCAGTCGCATATGTTGACGCAGATAGTGCTGATTCCTAAAATATAGTCATCACGTACTAGGGAGGACGGCATAATAACCGTCCTCCTTATTGCTATTCTAGTGGTATAATTACAAGTGAACATGGGAGAATCATGAATTTAACAATGGATGAATTAAAAGATAAAACCGTAATGGCGCTCAAGGCATATGCAAAGAAAAATAATATAGAGTTGTTTGAATCAAACACAAAACTTGAAATTTTAGAAATTTTGGCTAGTTGGATTCCGCCAGAAATAACAGAAGAAACTGTAGAAAAAGCAAACAAAGATGCAATTCTAGACAACAAGGTAGCACTATATTCACAAAGAAATATTCACATGGCAGAACTAGGGGCATTAACAGTGGGATATAACATTGTTTCAAAGGAGGCATCGGAAAAGTGGCTAACACACAGACTGGTACGCACTGCAACGCCAGAAGAGTTAGTCTCATATTACGATAAATAAAGATGCAGATATTACGTCTTCCCCCATACCCGCTTTCTGTGTCTTATACAGTTCCAGACGCTAATGCCAAGTATGTTATTGTAATTGAAAACGTTGCAGAGCAATCAGAGATTGCTGCCTATAGAACTTCAAATGCTAGCAAAGTTGTTACTTATATATTAGACGATGACTTTATTAAATATGACAAATCATATGCTTTAACAATTTACGAAGACTTAGAAGAAAGCGGCGTTGTTGTAGCAGATCGTGGCGATATAGTTGTAGAAGATAACCTAGAAATTTTAAGACCATATGTAGACCCAGAAGCCCTTGCTACATCTGGTACCGCTACAGATATAGCATTATATAAAGGGTATGAAAATTTAGCAAGAACAATAATTGATAGCATTGTTGGTGGATTTTATTACAATAGAACATTTTTAGAAGTTGTTGGTCAAGGTAATGATTATCTACCGCTTTGGAAAAAAACACATAAACTTTTAAAAGTATATGAAAATGCAGAACTTGTATATGACGTAGATGATGAAGATGGGCCAACACTAGGAGATTATACATTTGTAATTACTAAAGACAAAACAGCAATTACAAAAGATCCTACAGAAGATGTTGGTGCTATTAATCGTGCAGAAAGACGATATGCTCGTATACCCGTAGGGTCTTCAGACTCTTTAAGTTTATTTGATACGGAAGATAGTGGAAACACACAAACCATAGTTCCTGGGGTAGCGTTTCCAGAAGGAACGGATTATATTGTTTTAGCAGAAACAGGATACAAGGTTGTTCCTTACGATATCCAAGATGCAACACTAATGTTAATTGATGACATTAAGTGTGGAAGACTTGATTACTATAAAAGATATGTTAAAAACTATAGCACAGATCAATTTAAAATTCAATATGATAAACGCCTAATGGACGGCACTGGAAATATTTTAGTAGATAAAATCCTAGAAAAATATAAAGAAAACATCATACGGCCAGGAGTTTTATAATGACGATCTGTGAAACAACAGACTTTTTATACCCAATGAAGGCTGATATTTATTATCCTTTAATCAAACAAACCCAATATGGTCAGGCAACAAAAGATTGGATTTACGATAGAACTATAGTTTGCAATGCAACTCCAGTAGGCGGAGCAGGATCAGAAGACATTAAACCAGAAACATTTTTGCAATACGAAAATAAACTTATTGCCAGAGTTAAAGCAGATCCAAGAACATCTTCAACAAGTGCTGACAATGCAATTAGCAACATCTTAGTAACCAATATTCGTTTTGAAGATGATAGTTTGCTGTATAAAGAAACAGCAGGACCAAGATCTGGCCGTGGGACAATTTACGAAGTAGCGACGGTAGAACCATTTACTGGACCATTTGGATCAATAGAATACTATAAGATATTATTACGTAGAACAGAAAACCAGACTGTAGGCGACTAGTGATAGTCAGAACAAATACCGCAAGTTTTAATAAAGAAATGAATAACATTGTTCAATATGCCTTTGGGTTTTTAGATGGAGTGCAAAAAGGTAAAAAGGTTTTTTTACAGAATCTTGGAGTAGGAACTATACAGGCTATGGCTCAATATGTTGATGTTTCTGCAAGGGGTAATCCTGCTGCATTGCATCATGTTTATGAATGGTCTCAAACAGGTAGTCCTAGTGCAAGACTTTTTGACATAAACTATACTGTTAGTAATCTTGGCCTAAGTATTAACTCTACCTTTAGACAATCACGAACTGTTAGACAAGACTCACACACCCCATTTTATAACAAAGCAAAAATTATGGAAGAAGGAATTCCAGTTACAATTAAACCTAAAAGATCTTCTGTTCTTGTATTTACTGAAGAGGGGGAAACCGTTTTTACTAAAAGCCCTATAGTAGTTAGAAATCCTGGAGGAGATAGAGTTCAAGGTTCATTTGAAAGAACAATGGATGAGTTTATTCTTAGGTATTTTAAGCAATCATTTTTACGTGCCAGCGGAATATATGATTATATTAATAAGCCAACGGTATTTAAAAAGAATATTAAAGCAGGATCTAAAGTTGGTAAATCAAAAGGAGTAGAGACTGGGTTTAAATGGATTGCTAATGCAAAGGTTGGTGTAGAATAGTATTATGACATTAAAAGTATCTGAGCAAACTGGCTTCCCGCCAACTTTTTTAAACGCTTATATTAATAGCGAACTTCAAGCATTTGATTTGATGCCAACTGGTCCTAATCCATTCCAACCATTTTTCCCTTCACAAAGTCCAATGAATATAGAAGATGTTTATAACGATAGCCTTTATATTAAAAACAACCCTGATGGAATAGTTGTAATGTTTGATAGGCTTATTAGGTTTAGACCTACCCCATTTTACAGGCACAAAAGAGAGCAGTTAATATACTTCATCTATGGCCCCAACCTTTCAAAGTTGTTTGATACAACAAGGGTAATTATTGAATGCCTAGATAGAGAAGACGCAGCAGCAGAAGACTTAAACCGCTGGGTATCAGCAAACAATATAATGGATGAAAATGATGAAATTATAACCCCTAACGTGTTTTTCCATAATATAAGGGTATACCAAGCAGATGAGGCACGGGATATAGCAGAATTAGCCTCAGCCAGAACCCTATTTTTAAACAAATTAGTTATAGAGTACGACTATCACACAACTGACGCAGCCTCTCAAAGATATACATAAAAAGGACTTATAATTAGTACTGAGGAAACAAACGCCATACAACTTAATATCTATTTTAACGAAAAGAGGTAAAACAATATGCCATATACACGTGGTACGTCGAATAACATTATCGTAGGTGCAGCAGCATTCTTCATTAATGATACTACCTTAACTCCATCAACTTTTGCATCAGCAGCAGTTATTGATTCAAGTGATTCTTATAAAGAAACACTTGCAGCAGCCGCTTCTTACACAAACGTTGGTTACACCATGAATGGTTTGGAACTACAGTTTCAACCAGATTTTGGTGAGGTCCAGGTAGACCAAATTCTTGACGTAGCAAGATTATACAAGCAAGGTATGCAGGTTAACCTTGCTACCGCTTTTGCTGAAGCAACTTTAGAAAACTTGCTTGTAGCATTAGCATACTCAGATGACAAACTTACAGGAAACAAAGCAGCATCTACAGGTCAAACACTTAATTTAAGTGCAGGAGACATTGGAGATGTTCCAGTAGAACGAGCAATCTGTGCTGTTGGCCCAGGATCTGGTGACCCATCAACATTTGATGACAAAGAACGCATCTATGCAGCGTATCGTGCTCTATCAATTGAAAACGTAACTGTGTCAGCAAAGCGTGATGAGGCTTCAATGTTTGAAGTTTCATTCCGTCTACTTCCTGAAGATACATCAGGATCCTACGGTAAGATCATTGATCGTACCTTCAACCAATCATAATCTAGACTTAGATTAACAAGAGCCCACTTCTTCGGAAGTGGGTTTTTTGTATGTAAGGCTGTTTTGTGGTAAAATGGAAAGCCTATGGCAACAACAATATATAATAGTCAAATTATACATTTATTTGATGGCACCGAATTAGAAATAATTCCATTAAAAATTAAATACCTGCGTGAATTTATGGATGTTTTTGAAAATATTAAAGAAACTAAAAATGATGATGAGGCAATAGCAGTGTTAGTTGAATGTGTGCGGGTATGCATGAAGCAATACTATCCACAAATATCTAATACAATAGAACAAGTTGAAGACAATATAGACATGCCAACCATATACAAAATTTTAGACACATCTGCTGGCATTCACATTAATAAAAAATCTCAAGAACCAGTTAAGGATCAGGCTATAGATAGTGGTCAAACCTGGGAAAGCCTAGACCTTGCAAAGTTAGAGTCTGAGGTATTTTTGCTGGGTATATGGAAAGACTACCAAGAACTAGAAAAGTCTTTTTCAATGCCAGAACTTATTGCAACCTTGGAGGTAAGTAGAGAATTAGACTATACAGAAAAAAAGTTTTTAGCAGCAATGCAAGGTGTTGATTTAGACGGGCAGACAAATAAAGACAAAGGTCAAAAAGAATGGGAAGACATGAAAGCCAGAGTATTTAGTAGAGGTGCAACTGGTGATAGCAGGGATATCTTAGCGCTTCAGGGGGAGAATGCTAGGA